ATTGTTGATAACATGTCTGTGCCATCATTAAACTTTTGTCTATGTAAAAAGTCGCCAATATCATTAGCATCTTGTCCTTGTACACTTTCAACTGCTTTCATAAGATCTTGATGATGTAGTTCTGGCAGGTCAGCAGTTCTAACTACCAGTGCATGTTCTGAGTCGTTTGGAACTTCACGGAAAACAACTACTACTGGAGCACCTTTTCCGTCTTGCCCAACGTGCTTAATAAATCTAGCCATATTATACTCCTAGCTTCCTGTATTGTCTTCGGTAACTTCAGCAACAGGCTCAGCATTAACAGGTTCAACATTTACGTCACCTTCTTGTGCTTTTTCTACTGCTTCAGCAACTTTTGGTTCTGTTGCTTTAATAAAAGCAGTTACTCTTTCCCATACTTCTCCAATTACCTTAAATTCGTTTGGACGATAAGCGCCTCTATTAGCACCAATCTCAATCGCACCACATACTACTTTTAGATCTTCTAAGTTAAGACCAGTTTTAGGTACTGCAGGTGCTTCATCTGTTGAAGCGGGTGCTTGATTTGTTTCTTCAGCCATTTTAATATTCTCCATAAAATTAAATCAGTGAACAAGTTCTATTTGCTCACTGATACTTATAGCCATTTTGAATAGGGTGTGTAACCGTATTAGAAGCCGTTTGGTACTAATATGTAATGTATTGTTAATACAATACCTAAACTTGCACCTAATCCAACTAACATTTTTAAGAAATCTCTACCTATAAGAGGAAATACATTTTTTAGTTTATATTCGCCATTACTAAGTGTACCTATTGCTAATTCACGACCACATAGTATACCAACAAATACCCATGTAGTTGACATTGGAATATTGTTTAGTTCTTTAAAGAAAAGTAAACATATAAAGTATGCCGTATTAATAATAGTTGCACTTCTTACATATCTAGTATGTGCTTTTTCTAATACAATTTCTTGTATCTTGCCGCCGCCTTCACGGAACATAAATGCAAGTCCGCCTACAAATATAATACTAACACCTAACATCATATCCCAAGGAACTTGTCTTGGTAAGAATACTGCTATGTTGGCAATATCATGTGCTAGCCAAGTCCACCATAAAAATCCAGCACTTACCCATTGTGCTATACGCCAATACTTTTTACGTTCCTCTTTAACAGGATTGTTCTTTTCATCTATCCATCTAGCTATAAAAAACCAAAGCATATATGCAAATACTGCCGCAACGGCATAACCCATTATACTTTTTACAAGCATTTTTTCTAATACAAATGTACTTGCAAAAGCACTTAAAACTAAAAAAGACGTACTAACGGGTACGCCTATCCTTGTTAATAGTAATAGCACTAATGGTGCCATTGCATGATACCATTTAACTTCTTGAAAAGGTATCTTATCTAACCGGCCGTAACTTATGTCGCCACCGTTCATATACCATCCGTACCACAATGCCCATAATAAAACCGCCGAAGCGGCGGCCCACATTGTTGTCCATTTAAATCGATCGTTATTACTAGCAATCCATGTACCTAGTGTTTGTATACTATCGTTTGCTATAACACTATAGCCTGCAAATAGAAAGCCCAATGCCATCCATAACGTTAATTGATCCATTCATTTTCCTCCTTACCTTTTAGGCATATAGTTTGCCGTAATACCAAAAGGTGCTTTAATAGTTTCGTTACCATGTACTACAAACAATGTATCACAATAATTTTCGTCTCCCCATGATCCCCAAGGGTAACCATCAGTAAGTACTACTAGTTGATGCGGTGTAACGTCATTATATTTAAGCCACTCCCAGATACAGTCAAAGTCCGTTCCGCCACCACCTTGTATTGCATACTCGGACATATCACGTCCATCATCTTGTGTAAAATTATCTTCGTTGTACACACTGGTATCAAACGTAATAACTTTAACATTATAAGCATCGAACTGATCCAATGACCCTTGTACAATACCTAAGAAGTCTGATAGTGTGCTATCCCAAATACTACCTGAGGCATCGAGTGCAATAACAACATCTAACTGCTCCCCTGGAAGATTACCCGGAAGTACTGCACCAGTATGCCAACCTTTTCTGTTAGGTCGCATCCAAGTGTAATCAGACTTTAACGAACTGCTAAACTGAATTTGAAAAAGCTCACGAAGATCTAATACTGGCTCAGTAATCTGTTTAACAAGACGTTTAACTTCACCAGGTACATTACTAGCACCTGCTTTATTAACTGCATCAATTACTGCTTCTTTCCACTCGTTTCTTAGAGCTTTCTTTTCTTCTGAAGAAAGTTTTTTAAACTTAGGCTTTCCGTCACTACTGTTACCACCTTGTCCTTGTTGCTCATCGCCCTCACCATCTAGGTCTAAATGATCGTCAAGTGTCTGTTGCACTTCGGCATTATTATCAAACAGTTTATCATATACTTCATCAGCAGTATGATTTTCATACTGACGATCAACTAGTATAGGAACAGTAGTAATTGTTTTACCTACATTTTCTCGAACAAGCATATTATTGATAATATAGTCACCAGCCATATTCCATAGCCCTGGATCTCTATTACCACGCCTTGTCATATGTTCGTAAATAATATGTCCAACTTCGTGTGCAAACCCAAATACACATTCTTGATCATCTAGTTTTAATACAAACTCTGAGTTATAATAAAACTTACGACCATCAGTAGCAATAGTTTGACACCAAGGTGCTTCTTCTAGTACTAGTCTAGCACTCAAAGGACCCCAGAAAGGATACTTTAGAAGCATAGTAATTCTTGCTTTGATTAATTTTTCTTTTGCTTTTTCTGCGATATCTTGGGTCATGTGTGGCTCCATTTCCTTATTGTTCTTATAATATAGCATATGTTGGCCCTAAGGTCAACCTGTTTTTTACTTTATGTTGTTAAAATTGTATGGAATATTAATTACTCCAACTTGCTTTAAGTTGTTATTTACTACAAGCATCTGTCCATTGTCTGCCTTAAAGCCTGAAAACACAGATTTCATTACTTTGAAATGTGTAAAAACAAACAAGTTTCCTTTACCGTTCCAGGATTTAATTATATCTCTCATCTGTTTTACTTTTTGATCTTTCTTCCAATTCTTTGCCTGGAACAGGTTATTCTTCTCAAACTCTATTCCTGCAATTTCAGCAGTTTCCCAACATCTACAAATAGGACTTGCATATGCTTTTTCAATTCCAATGTTGTTTTCTCTTATAAAATTACCAAGATCTTCTGCCTGCTTTTTGCCTTCTGAAAGTAAATTTCTTTGTTGTTCGCATGGCTTTTTACCATCGTAACCTTTAGTCATATTACCTTCTACTTTAGGTGCATAAGTGTGTCTTACAAATACTATCATACCACCTTTTTTCAAAGAGTTTATTGCTTGTTCTTTATTAACTTCTTTTTGAAAAAATTTAGGCTTTGCTTCTGCAATAGTTATTGTTAGTAAAACTGTGAATATTATTACTAACATTATTGATAATTTCTTAAACATGTGGCTCTCCGTGTTATTATTTTTATTATTATGTATACACTATACGACAAACAGGACCAAAGGTCAACCTTTTATTATAAGGTAGTCTTCCATTGTTGGACTTATTAATGATTTGGCTATTGTTTCAACTTCGTCTGGTTTACATTCTAGGGTATACTTCAAGCCTATCCGCACATCAACCTCTACATCAAATCCTAGAGATTTTAATTCTTTATTTTTATCTTCACTAGACTTAAGGTGTACACCTTCTTTTAGGCTAGTAATTATAACGTATGACTGTTTCATTTAACACCAATCCGGTTGTGTCTGTATTTGATCTGGTTTAGATAGATCCCATAGCATAGCATCCTCATCTTTCCTAAACCAAATTTCATGTTTAGTATAATCATAATCTAATTGTTTTAAATTATTATCTTTGCACCATTTCTTTAACCGCCATCTGGGTATCAGCTCAGTAGAGCGGCAGGACCAGCCAGTTCGTTGTTTGCGGAGCCACTCGCTAACTTCCGAAGATTGAGGAGGCTGGTCCTGCCATATTGTTCGAGCATCTGGGCCATATAACTTATCGCTTATAGCCCAGTCTCGAATTCTTTTAGTCATCTGTTAGCAAGTTTGCATAACGTTTAAAAAATTCCGGGAAGTTTGTCATTTTCTTACGATCAAAAATCACCTTATAATTTTTAAGAACAGTATGAGCACCCATGATAACCATTTCGGGTTCAAAGTTTTCCATACAAAAGCCTAACCAATTATCAGCGGCCTTATTAAAGTCCTCATTTTTGCCAGAACGTTTAGCATCTTGATACTTTGTTCTAAGTTCGTAACACAATGAAACAACCAATGCATATGTAGCCGATACTTCTTTAGAATCAAACTTGGTAACCTTACCACTAAGTACATCTGCTGGATCTGGAAGATCTGCGGCATGCTTACGGTGAGACATAAATTTAATTGCAATGCCTTCGCTTACAAGACCTGATACCATATCAGTATTAGCACTTTCTGACATATCGTCGTCAATCATATCTGATACAAAAGCCCAGGTACGAGGAGTAGCAAAAGCTCTGTCGTGCATTGTAGGATCAAAGTTAAAAAGATCACCTTTAAACTGTTTCAAGTAACCAACAACCTGAGGATGAATAGCATTATCAATTGCCCACATCTCCCAGTCATCAAAGTCAACTCTCAACTCAATATGCAAGAATCTATTTGCTAATGGACTAGGCATCCTATAAGTAACACCTTTATCACCAAGTCTATTACCTGCGGCAATAATTACAACATTATCTGGCAAGTGATAAGATCCAACTTTACGATTAAGCACCAATTGATAAGCCGCGGCTTGTACTGCTGGAGGAGCACTATTAAGCTCGTCTAAGAAAAGAAAAATAATTTCATATTCTTTAGCAGTTTCTGCATTAGGCAATTCTGCTGGAGGTGCCCATTTCATAGTATTATCGTTAGCGGAGTAATATGGAACACCTTTAATATCTGTAGGGTCCATAAGTGCCATTCTCATATCAATAACAAGACTGTTATCAAATTCATTTGCAACTTGATCAACCATATCCGATTTACCAGAACCTGGAGGTCCCAAAATAAACACAGGACGTTTGTTTTTAACTGCTTTACGGATAATTGGCTTACACTCGCTAATTTTTAGAGTGTTTGGCTCATTTACTTTAGTTTCTGCTTGTCCCATTATGTGGCTCCTTATATGGGTTAATTTTAATTATGTTACTACTATACACACCTTATGCAGAAAGGTCAACCTCTTTTTGCATATTTTCTGAAATATTTTCAATTACAACTACAGGGGTAACCATATCAACAAATGAACTAGCAAGAATTTCTTCTTTGTTCATTGCATAAGGAAGTTCAATAAACTTAACGTCAGTAAAACCATTACGGACCAAAGTTCGTGTACGCCTCTTGTCATTTGAGAAACGAAGTTTACCTCGACCCTTTTTACTGGTAGCAAAACCAACAAATTTAAATGTTTCACCTTTGGCAACTTCTTCAATTGCCGCTTCGAGAACTTCATTAGTAACGATATCTGACACTTTAATCTCCTTTAATTTAATAACCAATTACGCCATTCGCAACTGCATTATGTATATAATATAACACACAGGTCCTAAAAGGTCAACCTTTTTCTGGTTCTTTTTTTATTTTTTTTATTCTTCAATGATTACAATAACTTAGTCACGAAAAAACCCGTATACATTGTAGTATACGGGTTTAATAACTCGCCAAAACTTAGGAGATATAAAAAAAGCCCCTTTATAAAAGCGGACTTGTTACTACTCTTTTCCTTCTGTACCTGGAGTGCTACCTTGAGTTTCCTCAGGCATCATTGTTGCTTCAACTGCTGGTGCGTCAATGTTTGCATCCATTGGACCATCCATTCCTTCTTGCATTGGAGGCATGTCATCACCGGAGATACTATCGTACTCCATACCGTAATCCATTTCCCATGTGTACTCATTAGACCAATCTGGCTCATCTGAATACATCCATTCTTCAGCATCGCAATCATAACAATAGTCTGTAGCGGCATTTCCGAACATATCATGCTCGTCCCACTCCCATTGTGATGGTTCCATCCAAACTTGCATTGGGGCGTCCCAATAAGCATCTTCACCAAAACCGTCTGGCTTGGCGTGTGTTGGTGTGTCTGGGTGCATATAATCACCCTCACATGGTCCGTGGAAGTTCATTTCGTACTCTTCGATTTCATGTGGTATTTCTGACAACTTCATTGTTAGCTCATTTAACTTGTTGCTAATATCCCAAATCATGTCATATATTTCTATTCTTGGGTCAATCATTTTAATCTCCTAAAAATATTTAGTTACGGCTCTATACCGTAACACCTATATTTACTGTATACGGGAGAAGTTACCGAAGTTAGGACTAGAATTTTGCTAGGTCACGAACTGATTTAAGTACCTTAGAAAGCATAGTAAAACTATTACTAGCCTTTTCTAATAGTTCGTTGTTTGGTCTAGTAGACAAAGAAGACTGCATAAAAGCAATTTGACCCATTTGACTATAGTATGTCATACTAGGCCATTTACGTTTTTTAATATCCCATGCATCTATAAACAAACATTCTTCACCAATAGCTCGGAGAATTGGTTGTCTGGATCTACCTCTAGGAATAGAACGTGCTTCTAGTATTTTAATAGCAACGGATTCGCTACCTATGTCATTACGTTCGATTGTTCTTGCGATTGTGAAAACTAGGAAATGTTCAATTTCTGGATCTAGGTATATAGGAGTAACCGAAGTTGCTTCTGTAACCAATTCCCAACCGGCCTTAATATAGGGGTTCCAGTCTTTCATGTATGTATTTATTTAAAATTTACCTTGGCCTAACGTGCTTAAACTATTAAGCCATAGCATAATATCGTTGTTTACGAGCCGTACTTCTATGTTATCCGCCTCTCCAAATAGTCTCAAATACCCTGCACCTATATAGTAAGGCCAATCGCAATGATTTTGCAATCCTATTAAGTGTCCAGCATTTAAACGAAATCCAGTTGGTAATTGATGAGAGTAATGAGTCCAATCTTTCCGCATAAGACTCCAACCAAAGCTAGTAAGTCTTAGACCTTTCTCCTTACCTTCAGTATAGTTTTTAAACATACTATAAGGAGTAACTTCTGTGGTTTCCCACATACCTTGTCTCGGATTTTTGTCTATGTAATATTTAACTAGTTTATTTGCTAGATCCATGCTCAACAATCTTTCTGCCGTTTTTTAATTCAACAACAGAAAAATCGTTTGTTCTAAATAATTTGTTTAATCGATCTGACAAGTTAAATGCATGTCCTGGATTAGAAAAGGATACTTTCTTATATTTAGGTCCAGGATAAGATACAAGCGAGTTTAAAGTACGAAGATTAATAGGCTTGTCTTTGTGAAAGACAGCATATATTGCATCGGCACTAAGTACCTCTTCTGACTTATATGTTGTTTGATCTGTATGTGTTAATATTACTGTAGGTTTAGGTCTGCTCATAAATTTATTCCTTCAACTGTATTTATCATCAAAATACCGTTAAGTATACTTTTAACCTACCCATATACGGAACTTAACCATTCAGAATGATGTTGTGCTTGATCTACAGCCTTTTGCATATCGTGTTTACCACAGAACTTCATAAAATGTATACCAACACCTTGTTTCTTAGGCACTTGTACTGCTTCTCCAATAGTAGAATCTAGTTCTTTAATAATATCTTCAGGTTGTGCATGTAGATCTATAATGCTAACATTACGTTCATAATCATCTCTAACTAAATGTTCTACGCCTTCGTGATCAGTCCAACGTTGTAGCATTAGATTATTCCACATAAACCCTTTGTTATCTCTGTCTGCAAATGCCTCTTGTAGACCTACTTTATTCTTAGTACCTTTAGTACGAACACCAGGATATGCACTAAAAATATTATCAGACACATCGCCTCTCATACATTTTTCAAATAACATAAAGTCTGGATTAGGAGCCGCTTTTACTTCTTTTGTTTTCTTGTCCTTAACAGGTTTGCCTTTATCATCAAAGTAGCCATCAATAGTAGTCTTAATACCAGTTATACCATTGTACAAATCAACATTAGAAGCAATCAATTGTTCAAAGTCTTTGTCACTAGATACAATTACATGTCTATCGTTAGGGTGTAAATCAATCCAACGTGCAATTAAATCATCTGCTTCGACACCAGGATTCTGTAGTACTGTTACATTAGTACGTTTAGTTAGGTACTCTTTAAATACGTCAAAACTTTCCCAAAAGATCTTTTCTTCTTCTTGCTCTTTAACTGTAAGTTTTGCACGAGCATCTGATCTTTGTGCCTTATAAGGAGGATATACATTCTTACGCCAACTACGTCCTTCAAAGCAACATACAACATGAGTAGCTTTTTGCTCACGCCATTGCTTTAAGATACTAGCAAATATAATGTGATAACTCATTGCAACACGTTCTTCTGATGTACCATGGCGTATTACATGCCTAGCACGGAAAAACAAGTTAGCGGCGTCAACTAATAGAAATGACATAAACTTCTCCTAAAGTTTTATTGTTTTTATAATATAGCACACTATTTTTTATTTGTCAACCAAAAATATGGAATTACTTTACCTTCATGATCTAAACAACTATTCATTGCTTTTAACCAAAGTTTATCATATGCAGACAATTCATATGTTTTCTTTTTCTTGGACATTAAATTGGATGCTTCTTTGACGGGGTAGTAGGTCCGCCTACTGCATTTTGATCTATGTATTCTTTAAGATTATCTTGATCAAAACAATAGACTTTAGCAGGGCCACCAAGATAGTCTAATGCTAACTGCTTTACTTTTTTATGATTTACCATTGCTTCTTGCTGGCATTGTTCTAAACTATTAAATGTAGGACTTGTCAATATATAATGTTCTGCCGAACCATCTGGATACAGATTTATTGCAACTAATACTAATAACCACTTCATTCTTGGTTTAACGTTTTCTCGTTAGTTCGGACTCTATTACCATCAGCAATAGCACTTTGTTGTGCTTGTCCATCTAAACTAACGTTTGTACATAAATCTGTAAACCATTGATCAACTACTGCTTCAGGTGTAGGCCCATAGTAATTTGCTTTAATTAAATGCTTAACAAATGCAGGATTCCATTCTAATTCAAAGTATCCTTCTTTTGGATTATCCTTATTAACATCACAAGTAATAACATTAACCCAAGGTTCTTTGCTATTTTGCATTTTCTCAGCCATTGTTGGATCATGCTTTACTTCTTTACTGAGTTTCTTTTTAAACCAATCAAGCATCATTTTG